CATTACCGCTTGTATCGAAGGTGTAATTACCGTCAGATAACGTACCGTCTATAGTTAGATTTCGGATAGTTCCTATGTCTTTGTTGGCATCTAAGACAAGGGCTTTTGAAGCGGCAGCAGTTCCGGCAGTAATACCGTCGATCATTTCCAGTTCAGCTTCAATAAGAACCGCACTTCCAACAGTAAGCCCGCCTGATGTAACCACCCCTGTAGTTGTAATCGCATTGTCTTGCAGGTCTAAGGTTGACCCTGTAAGAGTAGCCTCTACTGTGCCAGCTACCTTTAGGGACAGGGTGGTGCCGCCAACTACATCAATGTAAGCCGTAGTTCCGTCGTGGTTACCTATGGCAAGATAGTCGGTAGCAGGGGTCGTGTTGCTGTGGATAGCTACTTCAGGGTGGGTACCTGCTGATCTAGCCCAGTCAGTTGCTATCGCAGCCTTGTCAGTTATATGAAACTGCTGGCTCGTGTCTCCTAAACCAAGGGCAAGGGCTTCGTTAGACGAGTCACCTGTTGACCAGCGCAGAAGTGCGTCACCTGTTGATGTTGACCCAAGGGAGAAGTCAACATCGTCGTTAACCGCAATGTCACCCGTACCACCTGAGAGGGCAACGGTACCTGTGGCATCAGGGAATGTAATAGTACGAGTAGCTGTCGGAGTACCCTGGAATACATGCGTGTAAGCAGCGTTAGTTCCACGCAGGCGTAGAGATCCAGCCTCAAGTATTGCAAGCTGTATCTCGTCATCGTACTTACGCCACCTGACGTTAGTACCTGACGTTACCTTAACGTCGTATGTGCCTTCAGCTACGCCACTGAACTCAAACTCACCATCATCTAGCGCGCCTGATCCAGTCGTAACAGTTGAGCCAACTTTAGACCCTCCGTTTTTCTCGAAGACTTCAGCAGATGCGTCATTAACAGCCTGCCCACCAAGGTTAAATGCGTACCCTTTAATATCTACTGTCATTGCTAAGCCCCTGCTCCTAAGCGGGAATGATCTTTACCTTGAAGTGCCTCACGGACATAGAACTTAGCATCTTTTAATGCGTCGTCCTCATCTATAAAGATTAGTGTAATACCCATAGCGGCCAGGAAAGCACGTGTTTGGATATCTGATTGGATAATAGCGGACCCTTTTTCATAATGGAAGTAAACCCCCTGTACGTTAATACCCATGCGGGGTTCGTATATTTCGAAGTCAAGAACACGCCCCCCTTTGTCTATACGTCCACCAAACTGCTTTGATTGAAAAGAAAAGTCTACGCCAGGTCTTTTTCCTAGCTGAAGCAGCGCATTAAACACAGCTATTTCTGGCTCTGACCCAGCCTCTTTAACCATAGGATCGGCTGCTTTAAATACCATTAGGTTTCCACCACACTAACCGTCGTCTGCCCTGCGTTATCCAGTCCTGTTGCTTCCATAGACGTAAGGTTTGTTGCGTCCACCCAGTAGCTCTGGTCTGCATCGGCGTACTTGTAAGTAAACTGAAGTAGTTGCTGGCTGGCAACGCAAGACTGTATAGCTTCTCGTTGCTCGTCAGGGGTAAGCCCCCCATAGTCTTCAGTGTGGTCGATGTTCAACTGCCACCCATACTTAGGGTTTAGTTTTTCACGCCACCTAAGCTCAATCATGGGTAGGTCTGGGGATATAACAGCATCTGCTGCCCCAGTGAATACAAACTTAAATGCAATTTCAGAAAATACTAACCCGATAGGGTTTGAGCTGTCATCATCAAAGGTTACTGTCTGCTTGCCGTCAGTTGTTAGCGTAGTCCACAAGGTCCATGTATCAGAGAAATCAACAGCGTAGTAGACAGCAATCTGCCTAACCCCTGATGAAAGATTCTTAGTAACGAACGTGCAGTCAATCGCAAGCTTCTCGTGTGTAACGTCACCGCCGTCAAAGAACGGGGTAATGTGCGTGCCTGTTGTGTGATACACCTGATCCGTTACTTGGTCAGGGTTTACGATGTCGGCTTGTATCTCCATGTAGTAAACAAAGCCTTTATAACCCCAGTACAAACGGTATACATCATGGTTGCCTTCTGAGTACGCATCAGAAACAAACATCGCTGTAATGTCTTGAGCGAACTCATCGCCAGTCCACTTCACTTCCCATGAGTGGTCGTTCCAGCCCATGATGACAGCGTATCCATCACCTGTGACGTCTGTTAAATCAAAGAACGCCATGCTTCCGTGTCCACCAGAAATAGCACCACCACTTAAAAGAATCGTGTCAGATAGACGAACAGATGTGCCAACTAAAAGTTCGTTGTGTGCGGTGGCTGAGGTTGTGATTGCCCCTCGGTAGTCAGAGGGCACGCCATGGTCCCTGTCAGGACCCATAACGGTGGACGTAGAGCCGCTTGAGCCAATAACTCTCTTGTAGACCGACAGACCCACCGGAACGTAGATAGCTTCTGACCATTCATTAGACCCTGCTGCCCCCTTGGTATGTCTTGGAAACCTAGGCTCTGTAGGGTGCCAAAGTTTACTGTCTGCATCATGCGAAAAGATTCCACGCTTAGTAGCGGCGTAGATAATGAACTCACCAAAGGCGTCCCTGGAAATAAACAACCCTGTTACTGCATCGTCAGGTATAGGTAACTGTGCGTCTACCTCCCACGCTGCGTCGTCTGTTACATCGTATGTTGACCTAAGCTGCCCTGTCTTATCAATCATCCACAACTGGTTACGCCATACCACTCCGTAAGAACCATCAGTTGTCATGTCTGTAAAAGAAGAACCGTTAGTCGAGTACGAGTACCCGGTTTCATGGAAGTAGACAAGGTAGACAGTTCCGTTAATTCTGTCCGACACGGCACTTATGACGGTGGCGGGAAGGGTGTCAAGTGCGGAGCCCCATGTAGTAGTCGAATTGTTGTACTTGTAAACAGCAGCGCCTTTAGTTACGTACATTTCATTCGCGAAATCAACAAGTGAAGTGATGTTGTCTGCACTAGCAGCGTTAATAACCGGAGTCTGGATAGGCTTACGTGGCAAGACAAGGTGTTCTTTAAACCTTGTCTGCATATCAGACCACCAGCTTCGGTCAGCCGTAGTGGAATCTAGCCCACGCTGCACCCCGATACCGCCACGCCAATCGTTCCATGTTAAGACTGAAGACCTTTGATCTGCTCCACGTTGAGTGTCACCGATTGTAAATCTTGGCGCATGAATAGATGTAAGTATGCGTCTAGGAGGAGTTGTTACTCTAAATCGGTAGCCACCAAGAGACACCTCGTTGCCAGATACAACAGAAGGGCTGGCTGAAATACTTGGAGTAGGTAGTGCCATTACTGAATTACCGCCATCCACGACAGGTCGTCGCCATTTGTAGCTGCGTCTACATACAAATCTTTAAACTGCACCCCGCCTTCTCCGTCCCTTGAGAACTCAAGAAGGATAGGCTCTGAAGTAGTTGAGCCTTTGGGAAGTTCTATACCGCTAACTGTTCCCGAGCCTTCAACAGTAGAGTCCCCAAAGTAGACGTGGCTTGTGTTACCTACGAGTGGGGTGAGGTAGATACGAATAACAACTTCTGCTGTATTTCTTATTTGAACGGCAGTCCCTGACGTAGATACGTTGGTCACGCCAGTTTTTATTTTCATTACGAGAACTTCGTTCCTGCTTTAATTAAGGGCAATCCGACTTCTGCGGTTGATGCTTGACGCTCCCAGTATTCAGCATCCTGGCGAAGATTGTCGCGCTCGGTCTTAGCTCCTTGAGTCAAAGACATCTTGCCGTGGCTGATAACACGGGCCTTAATAAGATCCGGGGACAGCTCTATAGGACTACTGTCAGAAGAGGGAAGTGCTGGCAATCGGTAACCTATAACATTCAAAAGAGAATCACCAAGAGTGTGGCGACCATCTGATGTGATACGAAACTCATTAGCCTCAGAATCAATGTCCCACTGACTTTGCTGCAAGGTTTCCCAGTTTCCCATGTTATCGGTCGTTACTTTTACCCAGTTAAGCCATATGGTGTTAGCTTTTGCATTAGCGTTGTACTCAAGAGCTACTGAGATGATGGCTGTATTGTTCTCAGGATTATTAAGAGCAACCCTGACAAACGTCCAAGTCCTTGCAGTTAGTGCTGGCACATCCACGTAGTCTGTCTCAGCTCCTCCGTTAGCGCTTGCTGATAAAACAAGCCTAAGATCAGCTGCTGCTGTTACGGTGTCCGCTTTGATCCAGAACTCGCAGTAGTCATGCCCTGATATGTTTGTTGATGTAACTGCTTGCGACGTCAGGATTACCCCGTTAGTAGACCCTGTGTAGTCGATACGCATACTGGACCCGCCGTAGCGGTAATCTTCTGTGTCAGTAGATGTAGTCGTGTTCGCTCCTGTTGACTCATTCCATGCAGATTGAGTATCAGACAAGAGCTCACCCACAAACGAAGCCCTGTACTTGATAGATGAGATACCGATAAGGCTGCCTGGAAGGGCGTAGGAGCTCGTACGGCTGTGAGAGTGGAGTGAGATGTCCTCGTCTACGACAACGCCTCTAGCTGTACGTTGAGTGATAGCCGTGTTTATCATTCGATCTACTTGTCGTGGGTCTGCCTGTGCTTCCCAGAGTTCAAACGTAACACCGGAGGCAACTGTCCCAGAGAACGCATTAGTAGAAAGATCCCCTGCTCCGTTAAAGGCAGTAACTCTTTGAGTCTCCCCAGCGTAAGACCCTGAAGTAAGCCTGACCCACTTGCCGACGTGATCGTTTGTGCCGCCGATGATGTTAGTGTCAACAACTGAAGAGGTGTCAACTCCTGAGGTTGTAAGACCAATGTAAACAACACCCAGTTCTTCTCCGGCTGCTTGCCGGGTGTCAACGCGTGTGATTGCTTGCATTACTGCCATTAGAGAATATCCCCTTGAGCTGCTGGTAGTTCTCCCCTGGCTATCTTGCGCTTATCTTCCCATACTACCCTAGCTTTAAGGGCTTCTTGCATCTCTCTTACTTCATCAGCAGTGACATCAGCCGTTTCAGCAATTCGTTTCTGGTCTTTTGCGAACTGCTCTTCTTCTCGCTCTGTTTGCCACGCAAGGATTTCGTCAAGCTGGCCTTGTGAGTAGAGGGTAGAAGCGCCAGGAATGTATACCGGCGTTGCTTTAGGCCCGACGTAGAAGGTGTCTTCTTCGACATGTTTGAACCCAAACCTTTCAGTGGTGGAAGGTGGGACTATGATTCGCTTCTTGCCTGCTAGTTCCATGGTTCCTTTCAGCGGCTCACCAAGCAGCCTGGGGAGCTAAAACTTAGGCTTACCACCACCCCGTAGGGAATATGTTTAGTAAGGCTAGCCTGATGAACCCACCAAGCTAGCCCCGCTAAAAGTTAATACTTGATCTGAAGGTTAACTAATGAATAGTTTCCAGCACCTTCGGCAGCAAGAACTGTTCCTATTTTGCACTCTGCTGAGTTGTCAGAAACTGAAGGACCAGCAGCACCATCGGTCGAGCTAAACGCTTCGTTACCAAGAACAAGAGTTCCAGCAGACAATACGGCTGCGGGTCCTGCTGACTGGTTCCAGAAGTATTCACCTGAAGCGATGTCGTGAGTTGGTACCCCTAAAGCTGGACCATCAATATCTGATGCGTCCCAAACTTCTACTGAGTGTCCAACAGGTTTGTGAAGACCAGCTTTAGATGAAGTGGTAAGCGCAGTCTGAACTGTCTCGTTGTCAGCAAGATCAATCGTCAAAGCTGCACCAGTAGCTGCTGAACTATGGTCTGCGATTTGGAAAATCTGACCTTCACCAGTTACGTCGTTAATAAAAACGTAGCCATCTACGTAGTCACCACGGGTAGCAAAGTCACCTGTGTACTTGCCGCTACCTGTGACAGCAGTAGAGCCACCGTTAGTTACTACAATTTGGGTTGCACCAGCAGCACCAGACACAACAGCCAATCCTGTGTCGTGGTCAGTAGCAGACTGTGACCCCATCGTTACTTTACCAGCAGTAATAGCTTCGGCTGCATAAGAGTAGTAAAAGACTCGTCCGTCGTTGTACTCCATCTTGGTTCCAAGACGGTGCTTCTGCGTTGTGCTAGTAGTTTTATCGTATCCGGCTGAACCAGATACTGCGGTTGGAAATGCCATTTTATTATCCCTCCTTGGGATAAGTTTTTACAGGTTCTAAGCCCTGCGATAGTCCGATGTTAAAGGCTCGGTCTATCGTTACACCTTTTGAAAGACTTTAGGCGCAGCTTTCAACGCGCTCTTATGGACTTTACTCTTACGACGGTGTGTCTTCAAGCCAAGCATCGATGTGAATACTTTGCCATCGTCACAAACTTCGCAATGAAACTCGCCCTGTTCCCCAGCAGACACGGGAGACTTCTTCGGCTGTGCCGTGTCAATCTCCCGTGTTGCCTGAGGGTCACTAACAACGTAGTCAGGGTGTTCAGTAGTATCCGATCCAGGTGGTGCCAGAAGAAACCCTCGAGAAAGGTACTTCTGGAGACTGTAAGGATCTCCCGGCATGTTAGGCATAGGGAACCATTCTCCGCCAGACTCTTTGTAGAGTGTGACTTTCTTAGCTCCTGAAACCTGCATAGTCACAGGCGAGTAACCAGAGCGCCTAAGCACTTCTCGCATCTCGTCTGTGATCTTAATTCTTTTACCGGGCATTACTACCTACTTACTTATGACGTTGCTGGGTCGCCAATTTCGTATTCCAGAGCGGCACCAAGACCGTCATCTACCTCGAACATGCCGTAGTCCTCAGTAACGACGACTTCCCATGCACGAAGCGAGATGTCTCGCTGTCGTTCTTCAGACTTACCCTTGGCGACAAGGTAGCCCATAGCGTTCTTGTTTGCGATGACACCGAATCCGGAGTCAACGCCCGAAGTCTTTTGAATGTTTCCATCTTCAAAGAACGGTACGCCACTGACCTTAATGCCAGTCCAGAAGTCCGTCAGAGCGTCAGCGCTGAACGGCTTAGGTAGGTTACCGCCAGAAGCGATAGGCCCGGAGAAGCCGCTGATGAACTTAAAGATCGCATTAGGGTGATGGACAATAAACAAAGGCGAACCCATTTTGTTCGCCTTAGCTTTTGCAATAGCTGCCGAGGCGTTAGCCAGCGTGAAGTCGGCACCGTCGGCACCAAATTCAGTTCCGCCGTTGAGTCCGACGAAGAGCGCTATTGCATCAGTGTCCTTCTTGCGAGCCATAGCAGTACCCATCTGACGACCGATAATGCTAAAGACTGACTCGTTATTCTGACGAAGCAGAATGTCAGTCACGATGACCTTAAGTCCAACCTCAGCCGTCGTTGCCGAAACAATCGAAGGGTTGATGTCTTCCGTATCAGTCATGTCGATGCCTTCATCCAAGTCGGATGCAGTCATCTGTCCTACCTTAGGAATATCAAGTTGATAGTGTCCCTTAGGCAGATTAAACCTCTCAATGAGGTTTACAACCGGCATGTTGTGCTCTTCAGTCTCACGTGCTTTTACAAGCATGATCCGAGACATCTGTTGCAACACGCTGGTTGTTGAAGTCTGAGTAGCCATTTTTGATTCCTCTGCCGGTGGCTAGAAGATTGACATGCCTAACCGTTTAGAAGCGGCGGCTGCCATCTCTCTGTTGACACGAGTGTCTCCAGCGGCATAAGCGTCTAGTATTCGCACGTCATCTGACGGTGCGACTTCGACCTCAGGGTTGCTTGAATCAAATACCTGCGCGCCGCTACTTTTAGCGAGTTGCGACTCTAACTTTGCCGTCCGTGCTAATGACTTAGCATGAAGTTCCATATAGTTAGGGTCGTTAATCGCCTGTAGTTCAGCGAACGGGACTTTGTACTGTGCAGCAAGTTCATAAGCGCGGGCGTTGCGGACCTGTTCCACAACCTGTCCTTGTGCAGTTGATGTAGCCGTTTGAGCAGTCTGAACTCCCTTAGTGGCGAGATAGTTCTGCTTAGCTAGGTTTCCGTAAGCATCAGCCATTTCTGCTGCTACTGCTTCTTCAACCCCACGACCCATCAAAGCTTCATACTGCTGCTGTTTCCAGCTTTGGACAGTGTTATCAAGAGTGGCGGCTTCAGCTTGAGCCTGTCTCTCTTGTTCCGCTTTAGTTCCTTGCTCTACCTGACTACTAAGCTCTGCAATACGCTGGTCTGTCTTGGATTGATATTCCTTAAAACCGGGCGTTTCGTAAAGCGATTGCTCAGGCGTTTCCTGTGGTTTGTCATCATTGGTGAGCTGTGCCGGTGCCGCCGTCCCGTCCTCACTAGGAGCGTTATCAGTCACATCTTTTACAAGAGTGCCTTCTGGTTCATCTTGAACGACTGTGTTAACTGCTCCCAGATCGTCTGGAAGAGATTGCGGTTCTTGCTCAGGTCCTTTGTTGACCATATTCTTTTTGTCTCCTCGTGTACCACTAAACGGTGATATCCGATAGTTACAAATACTAACAGATGTTATCGGCTACCGATAAACACCGGACCCGCAGGTTCTTTGGACTTAGTGGTGCCGGGTACTACTCCAGAAGGTGCAGCAGAAGGGGTAAACCTATTTCTTCTTGGAGCATCACCGATAAATACCGGTGTTTTGGTTTTATCTACAGGAGTGTAGTCATCTCGGGGGTCTAAGTTATCCCTCTCACGAGCAGCCCTTCTGTTTTCCTCTATTGATTCCTGTCCCTGATTGATACCAGCCCTAACTTCTTCTACGTTAAGACGCCGTGACTCTATCTGAGCTTGTACCTCAGCTTCGTCGTTTGCCCAGATTTTAACAAGAGCATCACGAGCATCACTAGACGCTTTGTAATTCTCCTTTTGCTTATCAGGAAGAATGTTCCACATAGCTTCAGGAATAACCTTGGTATTTGTGTTTGCACGAACCCACTGATTCTGCTCTTTAGACCAAGAGTTTATGTAGTCAGCGTAAGTGCTGTTAAAGAAATCATTATTAAAACTATTGTCGCTATTAATAGAGTTAGCAACCATGTCGTAGTACGAGCGCATTGCCTTAGCGTTGTCGTCTATAGGTTCGTCATCAGATCTTACGAACTCGCCGTACTGGGTTTCAAACGCAGCGGATCTCTTGTCGGCACGGGTGTTGCCTGCGTCAAAGAACGCTGACACCTTCTGTGAGTCAGTCTTCTCCATATCGTCCATGATGCCTACGAGTGTCGTGAAGTAGTCTTCATCAATCTGGGCGATCTGAGCCGAGAACTCACTGTCTTTCTGGCTGCCCTCAAACTTGTTCATGGCGATAGCGTTGTCTTGCAAGAACGGCGGGAGGTCTTGGAATACAGAGTAGTCAGAATCGGTTAAGTTTGCCAAACCTTTTCTGCCCGGTCGGTCTTTATTAGGGTGGTCTTTAGGGTACTTGTAGTCTCTTCGGGTTATTTCCTCTACTCCTTGGTAGGAAATCACAGAGGTACCAAAGAACGACGGCGCTGCTAGAGCCGCCCCTGTAAGCCCGTCAGCTCTGTAGGACTCTATTAAGTCTTGGGCTAACAGTGGTGCGAACCTGGAGATTAGCAGATCCATCCGGTTGCCTGAACCGAAGTCAATCTCGTCGCCAGTGAAGTCTCCACCAAGGGCTATGTCAGTTCCGAAGCCTACTACTGGTGCGAGTTTAGCTCTGAAGAAGTTACCGATCTCTTGAGAGACAAGGCCTATGCCGTCCTTGTCTAGGTCGGTGATTCTGCCTGTGCCAGTTGACTTGCGCTCTCGCATTGCTACACGGGCAATCGTACGCACGAGTGGTTGGAAACCACCCCAGATATCAACACGGGTGTTGCCTACCTGAATACGACCGGCGTCTGAAGACGTTGGGTTAAGTTCTACTGAGGCACCAGCGATAGCTGCGAGTCCCAGTACGGTAGCTCCACCACCCATAGCTCCACCCATGTCACGGTAAATATGATTCTTCACACGCTTAGATCGATCCCACCTGATGAGTTCGTATGGCGCTTCGAAACGTGCAGCCATAAGGCGGGGTGAGAAGAAGATGTTTGCTAGCGGGGCTGCTGCTCCTTCAAGCATCCCAAGGTCACCACGACCAGTAGATATGTTGATGTAGCGAGCAAGGTCACGCCCATCCTTTAGTGTTTGTGCTGTGGGAACAAGGTCGCCTGTGGCTTCGTCAAGAATAAAGCTCGCTTTACCGTTGCTATCAAGAGAGCCTGGAGTCTTCCAGCTTTCCCAGGCGTCGTTCATTAAACCGAACCTAAGCTCGTCCAAGAACCCGCTCCAACCACGCTCAGAGAACCTGATTGGGTAACCAGCTACAGTGCCGATGCCGCTAAGAATACTCTTCACAGGTTTCTTTGCCCCTGGAGTTCGAGTTGTCCAAGCAGCTAAGTTACCAGCACGGTCAGGCAGCCTCTTTAAGAACTCAGACAAGAACGCCTCTTCGTTCTGACCAAGCCCTGCTTCAGGGTCAGTCTCAAACAGTCCTAGTCCTCGCTGGTTTTCAGGCAGGTTGGGACTGGACGGTTCAGTAAAGATTCTGTAGTTCTTGTGGGCTTGTCTCTTTGTTCTTTGTGCGTCGTAGTATTTGCCGCTTATAGCTCCCTTCCATGCAGGTCCCCATGTTTTAGCCCAGCGTAGTGGGTGACCACCCAAGGGCAGTAATGCTTGACGTAGCGGAGCAGAGAAGTCCATCGTGGCAAGGAGGAGCCTTGGAATCCCAAGAACATCCATAATCTCATCAAATGTCTTACGCTTCCACCCTCGGGTGTCGAACATTCCGGCAGTTACTTCTTTACCAAACACTGAACGCAATCGCTGGATATCAAATTTCGTCAGGTGTTCTCCGTCAACCAACTTCCATATAGCCTTAGCTGTATTAAGTTTGGTGTATGGACGCATGCGCGGGTTACGTGCGATTGACTCAAAGATCAAGTGCATATCAGCTTCACTCAACGAGTTAGCTGGGTCTGCGTTCGGCCCTCTAATTGGGGGGCGATCCATAGCAGAGAGTGGTTTTTCTCCTGTGGCTTGGAGTGGCGCAGTACCTCTTTTTATTATGTCTTCACCGGTCGCTGTTGAAGTCGAGAATATATTTGCTGAAGCAGCCGCTGCTTGCCGGTTTTGCGCTGCTCGTAAATCTACGTCAGCGTTGGTCTGTCGCCCTACTTGTTTAATAATGTCCACCATGCGAGGTCGAATGTCTTCACGTACGATTCTGTCTGCATCTGCCCAAGGAACAGCCGTTCCTTGAAGGGCGGCTTTTTCCAGTGCTTTGTCGGCACCGTTCTCAAGGTCTAAGCCTAAACGCTCAGCTTGACGAACCCTTGCGTCACGTAGGACTTGCGCTGCTCTGTTCTCTTCTAGGACTACATCTCTGTTCGCCCTTGCGAACGGGTTGGTGTCGTCAAGGTCGCCACGACCGGTAACATCAGGGACTACGCTCTCGTCGATACTTTCACCACGTCGAGCTGCGGCAACGTCAGCTTCAAGTTGATCATCGAGAGACATACCAGCAGCACGACGCCTTTCGCGTGCTGCGTTAAGAGCATCTTCATCTCGGCTTCCACGATCCATAAAGTTGCGAGTAGGAGTGTCCCAGTCGCTTTCAAGACTAGGCAAGTTCCTGACGCTTCTTACGGTATTGCTGGTGTCTCTAATAACAGAAAGCCCAATAGCAGACAGGTCGTCGGAAAAGAGTTCACCTTCCCTCGTGGCGTCGCCTAAAGACCGCATGTGCATGTTCCAGGTATTCCCGTTATTTACAGACGGGTCGCTACGCGGTATGCGCGAAAAACCAACGATTGCAGCAGGGCGAAAATTGCCATCCACCCTAACAGAATATGTCAGTTGGTTACCTGGATCCACTGACCCCCTAGCAGGCACAACACGCTGAATAATAATCGGGTTATATTCGATTGAACTAGGGTCGCCAGTTTCGATAGGCTGATATCCCGGTGCGTCCCTCCATACCTGAACACCATCTTCAACCGCTTGATCCCAGTCTTCATCGAACATGCGTATTCCTGATGGACCTTCCACTTGCGGTGTTGTGGTTTCCGGAGAATACCGAAGTGGACCACGCTGGTTGTTAGTGTCCGGCATGGGTCGAGGTCGGGGCTGGCTTGATACATTTTCAACTCCAGGCGGACCTGTCCTTCGTCCTGAACCGGGATCTCTGTCTAGGTATACATCAGCTTCTTTTTCACTGATACGGGTTCGAGGAGGTATTGAGCTAGTAGTTCCTCCAATCTCCCCTGGTGTTCGTGCGTTGGCTGCGGAGGTGGTCCACCAAGGGTTAGGGTTACGGAATGGTTCTGTAAGCTTGCGGTTTCCGCCGCCTTCTTTATCAAGAATCGTCCTGCCTTGGTCATCACTCACTGTCCGATGCCACATAGGTTGGTTTTCTTTAGCCGTCGGGTTGTAGAAAATGTCATCAAAAGCTTTAAATTCTACTTCTGTCAGGCTTGAGCGTCCTCCTGTACCAGTAGAAGGATCATCAAGTAAAACTTGTCGCAACCAATGAGTAACCTGCCCAAAGATTTCCATTAACCCTTGGATACCCCTACCACCTAGGTTTATTCCTTCAAGGCCAGCTCGCAAGAAATCGTCAGGATTAGCAAGGTAGTTTACGTACCCCTGTGCAAACTTTTCATCAGCATCGTTAGTCCAAATACCATTCTTTACTCCTGAGTATTTCTCAAGAATCAAACGAGAGTCTGGATTCATGTCATATAGGTCGCGCCTAATTACGTGACCGATCTCGTGAAACATAGTTTCAACTTCGGTAACCATGCGCTGGGGGTCAACATCCCCTGCCACCCTGCCAAAGTTAGTGCTAATAACTGCTCGTACAACATTCTCTGCTACGGCATACTCGCCCTGAGCAAGTGCCATAGGCTTTACAAACACGGTAGAAGCGTCAACACCTGATTCAGATGACGGGCTAAGAAGCCTTCCGTCATCCATCATTACCAAGCCATCAATGTTAAAACCAGCAAACCGTGAGCGCAGCCACTCCGCTTCTGATAACCCTCTTCTTTCACCTTGACCAGCGTGAATACTAAAGGGCTGGGTTTTAACTGCTAGGTATCTTTTCTTAAGAATTTCTATTTGATCATCGATTAACTCTTCATCGATATTAGGGAAGGAACGGCTGAGTCCTATCTTAACGTCTTTAAAGTTACGGACTATAGAGCTAACAGGGCCTAAAACTTCCCGTTGTTTATTTGCTTCTTTAAATCCAGCAGGTAGTTCAATTTTGCCACCAGCATAGTTTCGTATGTCATTAGCTCTTAAGGCAACAGTATTCTTAGTTCCATGTAGGCGGCTTCCTTTAATCCCTAAAACTTTTCCTGGAGGTGAGCCGTCTAGCGGAGCCATTTCTATGTAATCAACAATTTTATCTAAGACTCGAGCAAGGTTCATGGCACCTTTAACGCCGTCACCAAAAACTGCTTTTTGATCAAAGTTCCCGTAATCAAGACTGTAACCGTATTCATCTGTTCCTGTGATACTTAACCCGTAGTTATATTCAATAGACTTACCGCTATCAGGGTTTACATGCGTCCTTGGCTTTAGGTC